GGCATTGTTGATGAAGTGATCACAATGACAACAATGACAAGCGAAGAAGGACAACAGTTCCGCGCCTTCGTTTGCCAGACTCTAAACAAATGGAATTATCCAGCCAAGGATCGTAGTGGTCGGTTGGATATGATTGAAGAGCCGCATCTCGGAAAACTTTTGGAAAAAATGTCCGCAGGTACGGCGCAAGCTGACAGACCAATGGCGTTTGTCAATCCTAGTGAAGTGGTTATTGCAGAAGGAGAAGAAACAAATGCTTAACCTAAATAACGTAGCACCAGCAGAATACGATAACACTCCGCTGGAACTGATCCCAGATGGCACGGTTGTTCGTGGCATTGTTAAACTTACTGGTGGTGATGTTGAGCTGCCTGAGTTCGGTGCGGGGCAGTATTTTAAGTCGTCACAATCAACAAGCGCAAAATGGCTACCTGTTGAAATGACCATCGTTGGTGGTTCTTTTGACAAGCGTAAGATCTGGCATAATGTTTTTGTTGACGGCGACAAGCTGTCAGAACGTGGCATTCCTGTTGCCAAAGAGATTGGTCTTCGCATGTTGAAGAGCATGGTTGATAGTGCGTTTAACCTATCGTCCAAAGACGAATCTCCGCAAGCACAACAGGCGCGTAGCTTGAATGGGGTTAGTGATCTCAATGGAATGAGCGTATGTTTTTCCATTGGAGTTGAGAAAGGCACTAATGGGTATGCCGATAAGAACAAGATTAAGTATGTTCTTACAGCAGACTCCAAAGGCTTTATCGGTGGTCAAACAATGACAACGCCAGCCGCTGCGCCTATGGCACAGGCACCAGTTGCCGCCGCACCGCAACAACCAACGGTACACAATGCTTCGGCTACTGTGACGCCGTCTTGGGCTAAATAGGAGGTCGCAATGTTAGGAAGAATTTTTAAATCAATCTTTGGTTTGCAAGAACCAAAAAAACAAAAAGGCTACACTAGAGCGCAATTAGCTAAAGAATTGGAGCCGGGTTTGAATGCTCTGTTCGGTGCTGAATATGAAAAATATTCAAACAAAAAACGTAAGCACCCACGTTATTGCGATCCGTTACGCGCTATCATGGAAAGTGGCAGACCTTACACTCTGAGCCAGCTTCAGAAGCGTTTGGGCAAAACTAAAGGCACTGTTGCTCACGAAATGAGTCAATTGCGTAAGGCTGGTTTTTTGATTACAAAAAAGTACGACAAAAAAATCTCTGCGTATAAGTATCGGAATCCATCGTGATTTTGCGCGGATACCAAGAGGCGGCTATTAATGCCGCCTCTGACGCTTTAGACAAACATGGCAACACGCTTGTCGTGGCTCCTACTGGGGCTGGCAAGACTATTATGCTGTCCGCACTTGTGGGCAAGCGATATAAGAAAAATGATAATGTTCTAATTCTTCAGCATCGTGATGAATTAGTTTCACAAAATTCCAGTAAATTTCATAAGGTCAATCCAAATCTTACTAGCAGTTTTTACAATGCTTCACAAAAGGATTGGTCAGGCAACGCTGTATTCGCAATGGTGCAGACTCTATCTCGTGAGAAGAATCTAGCGCAAATGCCGCACGTTGACATGATTGTTGTCGATGAAGCGCATCATACTATTGCCGATACATATCAACGTATCATTAAGGCCGCAAAAGAGGCCAATGAGGGGGTGCAAGTAGTTGGTTTTACCGCTACCCCTAACCGTGGTGATAAGAAGGGCTTGCGGGACGTATTTAACAATTGTAGCCACCAGATTGAAATCTCTACTCTAATCAATGAAGGGTTTCTGGTTCCGCCCAAAACATATGTGATTGATGTAGGTGTGCAGGATGAGTTGCGGAGTGTTCGCAAAACTGTTGCAGACTTTGATATGGAAGCGGTCGAGCGAATTATGAACCGCCGCGCTATCAACAAAAGAGTTGTGGAAGAGTGGGCGGAAAGAGCGCCCGATAGAAAAACAATTGTGTTCTGCTCAACAATTAAACATGCAACAGATTTATGTGAAGAGTTCCTTGATGCCAATGTAAAGGCCGCTACTGTAACTGGGGACACTCCAAGCCATGAACGTGAAGAGATCTTACATGAATTGGCTCATGGAGATATAGAAGTTGTAGTCAATGTTGCTGTGCTTACAGAGGGGTTTGATGCCCCGCCTGTGTCGTGTGTCATGCTGACTCGCCCATGTTCGTATAAAGCTACAATGGTGCAAATGATTGGTCGAGGCTTACGCACGATTGATCAGGAAGAGTTCCCTGATGTCATTAAAGATAACTGTGTTGTCATGGACTTTGGCACATCGGTTCTTACTCATGGATCTTTGGATGATCTAGTCAATCTTGATGGCGGTGAGTTAAACGGTGATCAGCCCAAAAAAGATTGCGCCGGGTGCGGTAGCTCAATTCCTTTATCTGCAAAAGAATGCCCTATCTGCGGCTATGAAGCGCAAGATGGCGAGAAGATGCCGCTAGAGGATCTTGAGTCCTTTGAGCTTACTGAAGTGGATCTTATGGAGCGGTCACCATTCCGTTGGATTGATTTGTTTGGCACAGGATCTTGTTGGTCATCATCTGGGTTCAATGGGTTTTCTTTGGTGGCAGAGACAACATGCGCTTCTGTTGCCTTGGTTAAAAAGAATGATGGTAGAGTTAGGATAATCAGCATCGGAAGCACAAGACAAGTGATGGCAGCGGCTGATGACTTTATGAGGGTGAATGAAAATAGCGATAGCGCTAAGAAAAGTAAGCGTTGGCTTAATGATCGTGTAAGCGAAAAACAACGCGCTCAGTTAAATAAGCACGGAGTGCATGTAGGCGCTTTTGACTTCTCGTGGACTAAATATAAAGCGGCGTGTATGCTTAATTATATTTGGAACAAAAGATTTATTGACGCATATGTCAATGACGTAGCTCAGAAAGCCATAAATGATGAACAGAGGCAACTTGCAAGTGAAGCTGAATCTGATTGATGATACCGAAATTGACATATCTTGTTTTGTGCAAGTAAAAGACCCTAATGACGGAGAAGAGGTACACGAATGTGTTATGGACGCTATTACTGATTATATAGAGCGTTATGATAATATGCTTGTGGACGGGGAAGCAGAAATATATTTTGGCGACAGCATTATGTACATCATAGGCTTTAGCCGTATGGAAGGGGACGAAGAAACATGGGGCATAGCAACCGCCGAAGGCACCATCACTCTCCACTAAAAACAATTGGAAAGCTGTTCACCAATATTGGTTGGGACAAGCAGCTTTGTGATTTATCTGAAGATGAAATCGTAGCAATCGCTGTGGTAATTCAAGCAATAGAAGGGCTAGAAGATGTCTACTCTAATGAATACCTTACAGAAGTTTACCTCCGATATGGAGGCGGCAGATTCTGCATTGAAAGCGAAAAGGACATCCCATTCTGAAGACGCCGAAAATATAATTAAAGAGCTTGATCGGGGTATAAAAGACAAAGAGTTCAAGGCTCCGCGCCGCAGGTATCTTGGAGCATCTTCTCTTGGCGACCCATGCGCTCGTAAACTTCAATATAGATATATGGCGCAGGAGGTCGATGAAGGTCGGGGATTCCCAGCAAAAACATTACGAACATTTGCTCTTGGTCATAGCATCGAAGATCTTATGATCATCATGTTTCGTGACGCGGGGTTTGATTTGCGTACCGAGCTGAAAGGCGAACAATTTGGTTTTGATACGGCTGACGGCGAAGTTCGCGGACATATTGACGGCGTTATAGTTGGAGGGCCGTTGCCGATTGGATACCCTATGCTGTGGGAGTGCAAATCAGCATCGGACAAGAAATTTAACGAATTTGTTCGTAAAGGCGTGGCTATTGCTAACCCTGTATACGCAGCGCAGGTTGCTTTGTATCAGGCGTATATGGATCTGTCAGAGCATCCTTGTTGCTTTACAGTTATGAACAAGAATACAAGCGAAATATATATTGAGCTGATTCCGTTCAATGCGGAGCTTGCACAGTCTACTAGCGATAAGGCTGTAAATATTATTAAGGCTACCCGTGCAAATGAGATGTTGCCGCGTGTGGCGCAGAATAACGATTATTATGGTTGCAAGTTCTGCGAGTTTCGGGATACTTGCTGGTCTGAATAAAAAAAATGGGAGACAGGTGTTCGGAAATGACCTGCCTCCCACGAGGTAAAACAATGCTTAACGAGGTACAATATAATGAGTGTGGTTAGGTTTGGCAATACTACATCTAGTATTTCTGCAAATAATTTAGTAGATGAGATTTCTCGCCGAGTTCCGAAAAGCGAACAAATTCGTATCTTACGCGATACGTTTCCTGCTGGTCGGGTTCATGGCAATACGTTCTATCTTGGGTCGTTATTAGGTGATCCTGGGCAATCGTTAAAAATAAACATTGATCCGCATTCCCCACATTTTATGAAGGGGCAGGATTTCAATGGCGGTGTCGGGATTGGGGGTATCGTAAAGATCCTGATGGAAGCGCGTGGCATGAAGCTCGGCGAGATCAAAGATATGTTCGGGACATATCTGGATCACACAGCGCCGCAAGTTGTTCACAATAATGGGCCAGTCGAGAACCCATTTAAACAACAGTTTAACGCTAACTCGCCATATGATGCCGAATATGTATACACCAATGCAGACGGTGAAGTTCTGGTATCAGTGCGCCGCTACAATGTAAAGGATGCGGCTGGCAATCCATTGTTAAATACAAACGGCAAGCCAAAAAAAGAGTTCAGGCCATTCATTGAAGGCTCACCATACTCCAAGTTTCCTGATGTGCGGCCTCTGTACAATATCCCAAATGTGCTGGCATCGCGCCGTGTGATTTGGGTTGAGGGTGAGAAGTGCGCTGATGCGCTGAACGCAGCAGGCTATAGTGCTACATGTACAATTGGTGGTGCAGGTGCGCTGACAAAGCGAACAGCTACACAATATGATTTCTCTCCACTGCAAGGTAAAGAGTTGATCTTATGGCCTGACAATGACACAGCAGGCAAAAAGCTGGCTGATCTGATTCAGGATTTAGCGTTAGCCGCAGGCGTGAGATCTACAACCATGTTGACGCCACCAATGGGCAAGCCTGACGGTTGGGATGCTTCTGATGCAATCTCTGAAGGGTTTGACATTGAGGAGTTCGTAAGCACCAAGGCGAAAGCTACTAAGATCGCTATCAACCTGCTTGATGATACATTCTCTGCCGCAAGGTTTGAGGGTGATGCACCAATTCAAAAGTTTTTGATTGATGGCACGTTTCCGTTGGGTGTGCCGATCATCTTCTCTGCCGCAGGTGATGCTGGTAAGGGCATGATGACATTGGACATGGGCATGAAAATTGCCTCTGGCAAGCCCATGACAAATGCTTTTGGTGGGCTGGTTCGTGAGTTCGGTAACGTGGTTATCTTCACAGCAGAAGATGATGAATCTGAGATGCACCGCAGGATCGACAGACTTGATCCTATGATGGAGCGTATGAATTACGCATATGATCTGAAGATTGTACCGCTGCCAAATGTTGGCGGTGTGTTTCCTATCTTGTCAGAAGTAAATGGTGAATTTAGCACAAGCCAAGAGTTTGAAAAAATTTACGAACAAATCTTGCAGCTAAGTGATCTGAAGTTGATCGTGTTTGATCCGTTGGCGTCTTTTGTACATGCTGACGTAAATGCTGATCCGGCGGCAGGTGCTGCATTGACTGGTCTGTTGGCTAAAATCGCTACAGAGACAGGCGCATCGGTGCTGATGTGCCATCATATGACCAAGGTTAAGGATGACGCAGTGATCAAAACACCAGAACAGGCTCGTAATCTTATTCGGGGTACAAGTGCGCTTGTTGATGGCGTGAGGTCGGCGTTTGCATTGTGGCAGGTTGATACTGCCCGAGGTCAAAAAACATGTGAACGGCTCGGAGTTCCGTATCAGCGAAATACATGTTTTGACGGCGCTGTTGTGAAGTCAAACGGGCCAGCCAGTAGAAATGTTCGGCATTTTGTACGCGATCCTATGACTGGGCTGCTGGTTGATAAAACCGAACAAATCGAAGCTCTGGATTCAGGCTCTGCTCGTGAGATTAAGCTGGACGCAATGTATGAATGGATTGTTCAGTGCGAAGATAGTGGCATTGCGCTTACACATATGAGTGGCAATAACGCCGTGTCCAAGCGTGTAGAGGATGCTGATGCACCAGAGATATTACAAGGCTTGAGTAAATCTGTGCTGGAAAACTATGTTCGGGATCTCCATCGCTCTGGTCGTATTGACAAGTTCCAGTTGACGGCAACGGGCGGCAAGATTTGGTTGGGTGATGTTCGGGGTCTTATGTCACGAGGTGAATACGAACCAGTTACAGGTCGGGATAATGTCTGACATCGGGGATTTGTTCGGAGAATACGCGACTCCATTCAAGAAAAAAATACTGGATGAGCTATCAAAGAAACAGGAATCAAAGCCTGAGTCAAAGACTCGTCACATTACGCACACTTGTTCGTATTGTGGGTCGCAGCAGGCCTGGCATAGCAGTGATCACGGCGTTACATGGCAGTGCTTTGCACATAAACGCTAATCAGTTGTAAGCTCACCACCACAAGCAAGATAGCCACAGCCGTCAATCCAGTTGTCGGCGTGACTTTCGTTTGACCGAATACGAGCAATTTTAAGTAATGCCATCATAACAGCAACGTCAACCGCAGTGACTGAGGTGCCAAGATGTACTGACCAGTACATGGCAATGGTCTTAAAATTGTTCTCCATATCCCCGTGCTGGGAAGCTCGGTCTTTCGTGACATAGCTCTTGGCTGTGTCAAGTATCTCTTTTCTTTTCATGGTTTGCCCTAATTTTTTATTTACAAGGCGACTATCACGCCCTATCATTTACGATAATTATAGTATTAAATTAGCATGTGCAGTGGAGAAAAAAAAGCATGGGCAGCAAGTTTGTTCACATTGATAATCGAGTCAAGGTAAGTCTGGAATATCACGATAGAAAGGACAGGCAACGCAACAGAGAGGCGTGGATAAAGGCGACACAAGATCTGCCAGATGACGCCTTTGGTGAGAGCGTTATTACAGATTGGGACAAGCACGGAACAGTAGATAAAAAAGAAACACATATTTTTAGATCAACAGATGTTGACTAACATAGCAATAGTTGCTATATACGAATAAATGCTTAACAACAAACGAGGTAAAAATGTCTAAAGATACAAAAGAAATGACGCACGAAGAGCTAATCGAGCATCACAGAAAAGAGCGCGAAAAGGCTTCAAAAGCGCGTGACAAAATGATTGGTCACTTATCACCAGACATGATCCAAGCTGTAAAAGACTTGAAGGAAATCGCGTCTAGCGTTGGTGAAACAATGCAGTTTGAAGGTTCTGAGTATGTGTGGGTCGGTGATATGCACAAGCTGATTGACAGGGCTAACTCTGTAAATTCTCTGTTTAACTTTGATGTAGAGGAGCGCGGGTAATGTTAGATGATGTTAGTCAACAAGATGATCGCCTGATGTCCGTACAGGATCAAATGATGAGGTTGGCATCAGAGATTAATGATGCTGAGTGGGAAGGCCGCGACACTTCACATTTGAAGGAACGGTTCAAAATTCTCAACACCAAGTTTATGGAAGGAGTTGTCTATGAGCCAAACTTCTAATTATATGGAAAAATATTACGGTCAGTTGCGTGGTGGAAAAATTACTCACTTTGAAATGAGTAAAGACGGCTTTCCAACATTTAAAGTAAATCACCCTATTCATGGTTTGCTAACAGTAGAGGTTAGTTGTGACCCAGAAGGTAATGACGCAGGGTTTCTATTTATCGGGGATGACAACAAATGAATGTCATAAGTCTATTTGATGGCATGTCTTGCGGTCGCATCGCTCTTGAGCGGTGCGGCTTTGCTGTTTCTAACTATTGGGCATCAGAGGTGGACAAGTATGCCATGAAGGTGGCAAAGGCTAATTATCCAGACACAGTGCATATCGGTGATGTAAGAGATGTGATTTGGCCTGAGTTGTTTGAGGGCGAGCCGATTGATCTATTGATCGGGGGCAGTCCGTGCCAAGGATTTTCGTGGGCTGGCAAACGGCTTAATTTTGATGACCCGCGCAGCAAATTGTTTTTTGAATTTGTTCGGGTATTGAAGGAGTCAAAGCCAAAGTGGTTCCTACTGGAAAACGTAAACATGAAGCAGGAGTTTCAAGATATCATCTCTGAGCATCTTGGGGTTAAGCCAGTTCGGATTAACAGCAATTTGGTATCTGCACAGAATAGGGATCGGCTGTACTGGACAAATATTCCCGTCAGGTCGTTGCCAGAAAACCGAAGAATTGTTCTGAAAGATATTTTGGAAGATGGATTCGTTGACCGCGAGAAGTCACATTGCATTGACGCGAATTATTTTAAGGGCGGTAATCTGAAGTCATATTTTGAAAAGCGCCGACGCCAGTTGGTGTTCGATATAGAGTCAGATCAAAATTGTTCTGGTTTGGTGCTGGCTGGCGAAGCTGATTTGAAGGGTCACGGTTACAACCGTAGGGTGTATCATCCCGATGGCAAGGCACCAAGTTTGTGCGCGGCTAGTGGTGGGAACCTAGAGCCTAAAGTTCTTCTAAACCCAGCGTCTATCGTTGGTCGCCGTATAAAAGATGGTGTCCGTAAAGATAACGACAAGGACGTTCCGATCACGCAGTGCTTAGAAGTGCATCAGGTGGACAAGTCACGTTGTCTATCTACAGTGGAAAAGGACACGTTGTTGTCGCCATTGCCGGAAGGCCGTTACGAGGATGCGTACAGCGATGATATGCGGCTGATGTGGCGTAAGCTAACAGTTACTGAGTGCGAAAGATTGCAGACAGTTCCTGATGGCTACACAGCGCATGTGAGCAACACGCAACGCTACAAGATGCTGGGCAATGGTTGGACAGTGGATGTTATCTGTCATTTGTTGAAGGGCATGAGAGATGGGTAGGAAAGCAGGTATTACAATCGCCCCAAATATTAAGGGGCATGAGCGTATTGTTGAATGGTTTGTTGAACGCAGGGATGCAGTGGATAAACTGCCAGAAGAATATGTGATTGCGCGTGATGATTATTATGCAAATTATAAGACGCACCACAAAGAAGGTTCAAAGATAAATAAACACATTAATCACGAGTATATCCCAGTAGTGGGGGGCTTGGTCGAGGCATCCAAGGTGGGGCGAGATGAGCCTGATGTGTTCTACAAGATGCTGGTCAAAGATACGGATAAGCACGGTAGTTCATTGTACGGTAACACGCATGACATCAGTTGCGAGATGTTATTTGTGCGAACAGATCAGAAGCAGTTGTACAGAAATGTGTTTAAGGTGAAGTTGCGAGTGCAGCCTGAGTGCTATGACCTAATGCACCACTTGAAGCGTGATGAGCCAGCCGCAGATGCAAATGCCCGGCTGTTTGTGCTGACAACCCGAACAAATTCATATGACATGGCGTATAAGTATAATCTGGACAATATTCGGCGTGAAGCTATTCGTGTGTCAAAAAAGAGATACGAAGGTAAGAAGCGCGAAGAACGCGCAACGCCTAAATGGGCTAATCATTTTAAAATCAATGCAGTGTATAGTGATGCTTACAGATTAAATAAACGTGATGGAAAGAATACATGGCACGTTGATCACATATTCCCGTTGCATTTTAATGATCGAAACGGACGCGAAGGGTCTGGGCTGCACGTTCACCATAATTTACAAATTGTCACCCGTGAGTTTAACCTAAAGAAGTCAAACAGGTTTATCGGATGAAGTTGGAGTTGTTTCCCATAACGATCAAGGATGCGAACAATTTCGTTGATCAACACCACAGGCATAACAAACCCGTGAAAATCGGGTATCGGTTTGCGCTCGGTGCTGTGTATGACGATGATCTTGTCGGGGTTGCCATGGTTGGAAGGCCAGTTGCCCGTATGCTGGATGATGGGTTCACGGCTGAAGTGTTACGGGTTTGTGTGTTGGACGCAGCGCCGAAGAACACTTGTTCGTTTTTGTACGGGAGGTGCTGGCGAGTCTGGCAACAAATGGGCGGAAAGCGCATGGTGACGTATACATTGCAATCTGAGTCGGGTTCTTCTTTACGCGGAGCAGGTTGGAAAATAATGGGTGAAGTATCAACGCGGTCTAATCCGTGGGGTAGTTCCAGCAGAAAACGGGAACACCAGTCGATATACGAACAATTAAAGTTTAGATGGGAGGCATGAAAGGAGGCCGTTATGGCTGAAGCAAATAGAATGTATTGGGCTTTGAAAGAGTTGCGTATGCTCATGGATGAGGAAGTCGCTCTGGATAGGATTAAGGAAAAGGTCGAAAATCTGACCGAAATGGCGCTCGGATGTCAGTGCAGCGAGCGTTATAACTATGTGGTATCGGATCAAAAGCTGATGATATTGCCCAACGGTGATTATTACACGAGGCTCTACACAGCCGATATGAGTTGCCATTGGGTGGTTGATTTACACCAGCGCCCCGGTACCAGTAAAATTGTTCGTGTTGAAGCAAGGAGGGACGAATGCAAGTACCAACAAGAGAACAAATAGCAGAGGCGCTACGAGTGCCTGAAGTTAAACAAGAGTTAGACAGATTAGGCAGGGTTAAGACAAAAAATGTTCGTAGTGATGTGGCGTCAATAGGTCAGCAAATACATAAAGAGCGGCTAAAAAAGTATATGTTCAAACGGTGATGTTAACCAGTTTTTGGTTAATATTTACTTACAAGTTACAAGGTTACAAATTTGTAAGTAAATCACTTGTAAGTAATAAGTTGCTGTAATCATTGACGTAATCGGTTTACTTACAAGTCGTGTTTTTTTCATAAACCAAGTTAGGAGTTGCTTGTAAGTGACTGAAAACAATCAAACTTACAAGGTTACACAAGGTTCTATATATATATATATGGGTAGGTGTAACTAACCTACCCATATTATGTAAGCGTCAGCGAGGGCAGCATGAAACAAGGAATGAGACGATGCGCTTTCTGCAAAGAGTATTTTGGTGCAGAACACATCATGGAGCTAAACGACAGGCCGATATGTTTTCCGTGTGCAGTAACTTCGTCTTGGGTTGATCAAAAAAGGAGGCAACGGGAAATGGTAAATAAATATGATGAAGCATTAGCAGAGCAGCGTAACGCTAAAAAAGCGAACAATTTAATTCAAGAGTCTGGTATCTGTGAAACCAAACGCGGAACGCTGTACTACCCAGATGACGAACATAGCAACGTGTACCACCTAATTGGGTACTCAGAAATGGAGTTTTAAATGCCAAAGGTCGGTGAAGATCTGCCAAAAGAAATGCGTATGGCAGGGCTAAAGAAACTCAAGCCGCAACAACAGGACTTCCTGAACAACTATCTGCACAAAGATATGACGCAGACAGAAGCTGCACGACAGGCTGGATACAAGAACGCCTCGGTGTCAGCCGTGAGGCTGTTGCGTAACCCAGTGGTAGCGGAACGCCTACAAGAGATGCGACTAGAGGCACAAGCTAAGTTCGGGGTAAGTGTTGACAAGTCTGTTCGGGATTTAAAAAGGCTTCGGGATCAGGCTTGGGAGATGGGTAAGTTCAGTGAGGCTATTCGTGCTGAAGAGCTACGTTTGAAGGCATCGGGGCTACTTATCAACAAGCAGCACGTTGTGAAGGAGGATATTACAGCCGCATCCAAGGAGGATATCGCTAAGAAGTTGGACGAGTTCAAGAGGTTAGCCGAGTCACGCATGGTGAACGTAACACCAGATGTAGAGATCATTGAACATGAGCCACAAGATATAGATGAAGATAACCAATAACTGGTTAATTGTTCGTAAACTCCCCGCGCGGGGGGAGGGGACGGCGACACCTGGCGTTTTCGGGAATTGTTCGGGTTCGGGATGGCCCGGAGTCGGGCTTTCCGAGCTGCTCGGCCTTCGGGCTTCGGGGTTTTCGGGGTGTCGGGCTTGACATCGGGCTGCGACTCGGGCCATCATTAAAGCTCCTCCCTTAGACTGACCCGGCAGCCGCCTGAGTTGCCGGGTCTTTTTTGCAGCGCAACCCGTACAATTGTTCGTATCCCGTAGCGCAGCATGCTGCAGCACAGCTCGTGAAAAAAAGTATCAAATAGTTCTTTTTCTTGTTGACACCATCTGCAATAGTTGCTTATATATAAGTGTGCTTAACGAAGGAGAACGAAATGAACCCTCTATTTTTTTCTGGCGAATTGCCAATGGATCACAGACCTTGCTTCGATCACGAGGCAAGAAGCCTAGCTGATTACTGGGTTGAGATTGGTGAGGTTTTAAACTGGGATCATGCGTATGAAAGTGCGTGGAACTACATTGAAGGGCAGGCAGTATAATGAAATGGGTATCGAACAGGAGAGAGAACATGCGTAGATTAGGAAGTGCTTTGAGGAGAAGGAGAATGAGCAAGTTAGGAAGTGCGTTAATCGGGGTTGGGTTTGTCGGGGTCTGCATGATGACAGCCGTAGAACCAATCGACACAGTGGCCTTCTACATTCATTCGGGAATCATTACGATCTTTGCCCTGACCATGGGACTCGGGGTCGCACTGGCTCGCAGCTAGTAACCAGAACAATTTGTTCCAACTGCCCCGGCTGAGTCCGGGGATTTTTTTTGCCCGTAGCGCCTGGGAGTCTTCCCGTACAATTGTTCGTGTTTCTGCTGCGCCTGGAGTTCCGAGAGGGTTCAAAGTTTTTTTTATTTTTTCCCATTTTTATGGTTGACTGTTGTGCAATGATTGCTTATATATAATACATGCTTAACGAAGGAGGGCTATCATGGCTGAAAAAGCAGATAGAATCAAAAGAGACTTAGCGGGCGACCTGCTCAATGTGAACCATGTAACGCGGCGGTTGTTCCGTTGCTGGTTGGACGGCTCTTATCTAGGCTACGAACACTACCAAGACAACGTAGCGTTTCTGAAGACCAATCACGACAACGAACGCAAGATGCGGATGTTTGTTATTCAAGAGTTCTGCAAGTATACGGCGACGGATGCAAATTGTTCTTACCGTTATGCACAGCAGATCATCACAGAGACGATCCCAAAGCGTAAGCTGGAGCAACTCAATAAGGCGCTGGTAGCTGATGCGCTTGACCTTATTGAAGACTTCTTGCGTGAGGAAGCGGCGTAATGTTGTACCTTGCATATGGGTCAAACCTGAACAAAAGCCAAATGGCTTCAAGATGCCCCCGAGCCAAACCGCTCGGGGCTATCTACCTACCGAGTTGGCGGCTGGTCTTTCGGGGCGTAGCCGATATCGAACCTGCACCTCGTGACGAAATGGTGCCTGCGGGTATCTGGGAGATCACGCCCGAATGTGAAAAGGCGCTAGATCATTACGAAGGCTGGCCTCGGCTGTACAGGAAAGAAAAGATCTGCGGGATGATGACGTACCTGATGAACTCAAACGGGTACGCTAAACCATCGGACTTCTACCTCGGGGTTATCCAACAGGGGTATCGGGACTTCGGGCTTGATGCAACTGAACTGTACTATGCCCGTGACTGGGAGGAGGAAGAGGAGTGGGCATAGACTCGGGCTGAATTGTTCGGGTGAATCGGGCTGCAGCCGGGTGCTGCGGCCCATTTTTTTTGCCCGGGGTTCGGGCAGCACTCGGGTGATTCGGGAATTGTTCGGGGTTTTCGGGTTCCGGGCTGCACCGGGTCGGGGTTCGGGTTCGGGTTTTTGCAGCAGCGCCGGGCCACAACCCGAACAATTGTTCGTAAAACCCTCGGCAGGCCCCGGGATTTTGCCGGATTTCTGCCAAAAAAAACGCGATGCTGCACAATAATCGCTGCCGGTAAATCGTCTATTAAATGAAATAAACCGCACAATTGTGCGTTTTATGTATTGCAATGGTTGCCCATAGGTATATACTTTATGACAACGACAACAAAACAATAGGAACAAAACAATGACAACGCCTTACATTTTAGACGATACATTTTTGACAGTGGGTTATGAGCTTGAAATTGCCGGTGGTGGTTCATATGCAACATGGCGGCGCATATTAAATGATGCCGGTTTTGATTGGGTGAAAGTTGTGCCAGATGGTACACCAGTTGTTGATTGCGAGATAATAACACCACCAATGCCAATGGGTTTATATGGCGGTGCCGATTATGACCTTGGCGAATTATTCACATTTATTGAGCGCAATGGCGGCACCGTATCACGGCGTGACCTTGGTGGTCATATCCACATTGGCAACCGCGCCATCAAAGATATGACAACGGCCGACTATTGGCGGCAATCAAAACAACTTATGCGTGATCGTGGCGAGTTTTTCATGCCCGCCGATATCAATTGTTGTGACGTTATGCCATTGGTTTTAGCAAAAGATGTTGCGGTGCGTTATGCGGAACATCAAAACGCGGTCAATTCAATCTTGCCACAATCACGTCGCCACAACCGCTATTGCAATAGCATCGCCCATATCGCGCCAGATGGTAGGCAACATGATCAGTTTATGTCCGCACAATCTGCAAGTGATATGGCGTCGCTATTGGGTGGCAAGTTTGTGGCGGTAAACATGCAAACATGGGCGCGTGGCACAATTGAATTTCGCCAGCATCAAGCCACACTGTCAGTTGATAAGCTTAAAGCTTGGTCATTATTAATAGATGCCATGTTTCGCCATTCTGACCGCTATCGTGTTGACTATAACGCTAACACGCCAACGACAGTTGAAACGCCAGCATTACCATATCGCAACGGTTCGCGCATTGCGGTTATGTGGTCACTAATGAGACGCGACAACGGCGCGACTACACGCGATCTAATGAATGCAACCGGATGGACAGCGCAAACAATTAGAGCGCGTGTATCTGAAATGCGCCGTGATCATGGCGAACAAACTGTAGTGTGCAACAATCAACAGGCATATGGTCATAGCTATGGTGATAGCAATGGCGAACACGATTTGAATGGTTACATAATACCGCAATCAATAACCATACAACGGCGCGACAATGGCGGTTTGTTACCAGAAAATCAGCGTGGCGTTTCATCTATATGGGCGGGATTAGATGATCAGTTATTTGAATACTTCAACACACGGCGCGATCAGTTGAACTGATCGCACCAACCCAACCCGATCAACCCGCGCTAGTCGCGGGTTTTTCTTTGCCTAGTTTTCACAGGTACCCTAGGCAGCGTCGTCTAAATTTGTTCGGGATGCGGGCGGGTATGGCACCCCCCCTTTTTTTAGTTGACACCAGCGGGCGCTTCGCGCCCTATTCCCCACAAACAATCATCAAAAAAATTGCATATATTTTTTTACTTGATTTATCGCAATCATTGCCCTACATATATCTATATCTTTAAAAGGAGGCAAAGATGGCTAATTACTTACTACACATCGGCGGGGAGCCTGTTGGTTTCACCGCAAACACACCAGAGGCGTTTATTGAGGCATGGCGTGATGTTCACAGGTACCCTGACCGTGATGAGGATGCTTGGATGAAAACCGCTGCGGCTCTTGCTTGTGATTGGAGCGGTAAGCCCGTCAGATACGACACGCTAAAAAATTTTACACAAGATATGATACGTCATGGAATGCTGGAGGAGGTTCATGCCTAAAAAATCAAATTCCTACTACAGCATGTGGGAAGGTTACGATCTTGAGCGTGAGCGCGTAAGCATGCAAAAGAGCCAAGCGGCTTTTGCCAGCATGCTTGGCCTGAGCCATCGTATGTACTGTTATTACGAGCGCAACGAAAAGCCGATACCAAAAAGCGTTGAGTATGCGGTTCGATACGTTGCGAGGAGAGATTGCGATGATGAAGTGAAGCCCGAGCCTGTGCAAAAAGTTCAAGGTACCCTAACAAATTTTGATCTTACCAGAATAGAGCTTCTTGCGGATGCGGCGGACAAGGCTTCTGAGTTGCAAGAAAACACACATGTGAAAAAAATTTTACAACAAAGCTCTAAGGAACTGGACTTGTTGTTGTCAAAATTTGATAAATAACTTATCATTGGCCCTATGTAATTACAAAAGGGTAAATTCATGGCTAACTTTATGGGGCCAATGGCACCACCACAGGCTGCTCCTGGGCAACCGCCGCAACTAGACATTCGCACAAATCCGAACCAGCGACAGCGGTTTCGCAATTTCATGCGTCAAAACACACGTCCTGCTGGAATGACTGGTGTGCCACCTATGTACCCTGCGTCACAAACGCCCTTTCCTGCGGCACCTATGCCGCCCATGGCTAGACCTGCCCCTGCGCCTATTATGCCTATGCAGATGGCACAGCCCATGCGTCCGCCTATGCAACAGCCCATGGGGCCTGCGCGTAATGTAGATATTTTTTCACCACAGTACATGCAGGCACAGCCTCCAGTTGGTATGGAAGACGGCGGTGCCGTCCCGCCACGCCGTGTGGATATCCGTGGTCAGGACCACATGCTGGCCTACATTACGCCGAAAGAAGCTGGTATTTTGAAAGCTCTTGGCGGTTCAGGCGAAGCTGGTCCTATGGGTATTCCTTCTTATCCTGATGCTGAACATGGTGGTCAAGACAGTGCGGGACCTGCTGATTCTGGTGGTAGCATGAGCGGCCCCGGCGATATGGGCAGTGATTTTGACAGCGGCTATACATCTGATTACGGCAGTATGGAAGCGGATGACGCTCGTGCTGCCGCAGAGCAAGCCGCCATTGATGCTGTCAATGACATGATTTCTGACAACGCTAATCGTAGTCCAGCCTCTACACAACAAGGTCAATATGATAGTCATGCTGGAGATACCACTACATCAGATGCCGAAACTGACGACCCTGTAACTGCTGGCAAGCAAAGCAGTGAGTATGATTCAGAAGTATCTGTTTTTGGCATTCCAGAAGATGAGAGAAACTTTGTTGAAAGAAATATAATTTCTAGGATGCAAGATAAAGGACAAAAAGGTTTTAGCATTGAAACAGACGATTTAGGTCGTTTCACTGGATACACTGAGGAGACTACTCCACTTGGCACATTAGGTTTCTTGAGTAGTATTTTTGATATGCCTATAAGCACTTATACAGGCTTTGGCAAGGGCGCTGGTATTGGCGATGGGTCAGATATGGGGGGCGATGGAGCTTCTGAAATTGTTAACCAGACGATTGCTGCAACCGCTGTTCCACAGTCTCCTGTTACCAATGTTATGGGCGGCATGGGAAGCTCGTATGTGGCTCCGCCATCTTTGCCTTCCCCACTGGTTCCTAGCGATAGAGCTTACACGCCTACCAATTTACCAATGCCTGTAGGCTACGGGGCAGTTCCTACTGGAGCTATTAACCCATATGCGTATTTAACTTCTGGCTTTCCTGTAGGTACGCAATTCTTTGCAGATGGCGGTCAGGTATTGGATCAGGCGGCTGGCAGGTTTTTGGAGGCGCTGACAGCGGCGTAGTGTGGGCATGGACACCGCTTTTGACATTAACACGGAGTTTCTAACCGATGCTGAGTTAGAGGCTCTGGCGAAACACCTTGATAAATACAAGGAGCTACACGATAGGGAGGAGTATCAAGACAACTTCCTAAAGTTTGTTAAGCATGTATGGCCTTCTTTTATTGCTGGATCTCATCATAGGATTTTTGCGGAGAAACTGGAAAGAGTTGCCCGAGGTGAGTTAAAGCGTCTGATCGTTAACATGCCACCTCGACACACCAAGTCCGAGTTTGCATCTTATCTGTTTCCTGCGTGGGTTATGGGGCAGAAGCCCGAGACAAAGATTATTCAGGCAACGCACACGGCGGAGCTTGCTGTTGGTTTTGGTCGCAAGGTCAAAAACCTTTTGGACAGTGAGATATACCGAGATGTGTTTCCTGAGATTCAGTTGGCGCGTGATGCGAAGGCATCTGGTCGTTGGTCAACTGACAAGGGTGGTGAGTATTACGCTGTTGGTGTAGGCGGTGCGCTGGCTGGTCGTGGTGCGAACCTGTGTATTATTGACGATCCTGTATCTGAACAGGATGCGTTGTCACCAACCGCGCTGGATAACATCTACGAATGGTACACATCAGGTCCAAGACAGCGTTTGCAGCCGGGAGGCTCAATAATAATTGTGATGACGCGGTGGAGTATCCGCGATCTGACGGCGAAAGTGTTGCAGAAGCAGGCCGAGGGCGGGGCGGACAAGTGGGAAGTGGTGGAGTTTCCTGCGATCTTTCCCGATACCGACAACGTGTTGTGGCCAGAGTTTTGGAGCAGGGAAGAGCTAGAAGGCGTTAAGGCGTCTATTCCGGTAGCAAAATGGAACGCACAGTATTTACAAAATCCGACAGCCGAAGAAGGCGCTATTATCAAGAGGGAGTGGTGGAATGTTTGGGATTCTGATGAGCCACCTGCCTGCTCATACATCATCCAGTCCTATGATACGGCCTTCACGAAAAGCGAAAGGGCTGACTTTAGCGCTATTACAACGTGGGGTGTGTTTCATCCTAACGAAAGTGATGAGGCAGCGATCATATTGTTGGACGCTGAAAAAGGTCGATGGGAGTTTCCAGAGCTTAAAGACGCGGCATTGCGACTGTACGAAGAATTTGAGCCTGACCTAGTTCTGATTGAACAGAAGGCGTCTGGGACGCCGCTCACACAAGATTTACGAAAAATGGGAATACCTGTGAGCGGCTTTACGCCGGGCAGAGGCGCGGATAAATTTTCCCGCATGAATGCCTGTGCGCCAGTCTTTGAATCTGGTATGGTGTATGCTCCTGAATCGCGCTGGGCTGAAGAGGTCATAGAGGAATGTGCCGCATTTCCGAATGGGGAACATGATGACTTGGCGGATAGCATGACTCAGGCTATACTAAGGTTTAGACAAGGCAGTTTTATTCGCACTCGTTCAGACGAGGAAGATGAGGATTTTTATAACTACAGGCGCAAGAGAGAGTATTACTAATGGGTAAAGTTAAAACAATAGCACAAGATGAGCTTGATGAGTTTCTTGACTCGTTGAGTGATGCTCGTAGAGATGTGTTTGAAAGTAAGATTGACTCACAAAGAGAAAGTGACCCTTTTGGTGTTATGCGTGACATGAAGGCTGGAAAATACAAATATGGCGGCGCTGTTAAAAAGATGAGCGGCGGTGGCTGTGTAATGCCCGGACGTGGCGGATCATTCAAAGGAGTCAGCTAATGGGTAAAACGAAAAAAGCTGACATTCGCACTATGTCTGTTGAAGAATTAGAGCGTTACATCGAACAGTTAAAGCGTCCTATTAAGAAAAACAAAGGCGGCATTATGGTGTCCCCACGCAAGGCCATGGGCTATATGTGCGGCGGTCATGTGAAAGGAACAAAGTAATGGCACATTGCGTATCAAAAAAAATGAAATACGGCGGTTCTGTTAAAAAGATGGAAAAAGGTGGCTCAGCTACTCCAACGGTTTTGCCAAAACCGAAGCCAAAGACTTCGACAAACAAAAAAACTGGTGCCACACGCGGTGCTGGCGATGACAAAGAGTACATGCGTAAAGCAGCCGCCGCGAACATGGAAAGCGGTGGTGAGGCTGTAGGAAGAACAACTACGGAGATCACGTCATCCCTTATGGATGCCATGCGTGAGCTTGAAAAGTCAGGCAAAACTTTAAAGCCGTCAAGACCTAAAAACCTTATGCCTACTCCTGAACAAAAGAAAAAAATGAAAGATAAAAAATTTATTCGTGATGGCATAATAATGATGGAAGAAGGCGGTTCGGTGCCAAAGCAATACAAGGGTTTCTCCAAGTTGCCTGAAGATGTCCAGATGAAGATGGACCCTGCTGCGGCTCGTAAATACGAGGGCGGTGGCGAGGTTCGCGGCATGGGTCGTGCATATCAAGGAAAACCGAGAGGTTGCAAGATACGTTAATGAAAACAATCAAGATCGAAATCAATGTAGATGATCTGATTCCAGACAACGGCTTTGAGCCTGAGATGGAATTTGCCTGTCCTGTTGCAACAGAAGATGCGAAGGTGAACGATGCCAATCGTCAATCGGCTATGGAAAACTACGCTTACGGTCCGTCGACAGAGACGTGGGAAAATAAAAATGCCCGCTGTGGTACTTGTGAGTATTTTGACATTCGATCCAAGATGATTTCTTGCATGGTTGCAGGCATTGGTTACAACGAGGGCATGGGTTACTGCTCTGAGTTGAATTTTGCCTGTGACAAAGAAAACGTATGTAACTTGTGGGATCTTGGCGTTCCTGTCATTGATGGCATGGATTCAGAGATGAATCCTGATGACGATGGGAACCAGAGGGACATCCTGTAATGTTAGAAAGAGAAGCTGGGCGCTGGTTACGGTCTGCCCTTCTACCGTATCGCACCGTGCATGCTTCCCACACTGGCACTGATGCGCCGCGCCCAGCTTCACCCAAGGGGTTATTAGATGGCTGACGATCAAGGGATTATGGGAGCTTTTAAAGCTCCGACCATGAGCAGCCAGATGTTCAAGGATCTTGCTAACAATACCAGCATGTTTACAGACCCTATGGGTAGTGAAACTCTAGGCGCTGTTAATCGTGCTATTGTAAGCGCTCCTGTTGATGCAATTGATCTTATAGGCCGTGTTGGTGATACGGTTTTACGCGGCGTTGCGTCAGGCGCAGGTAAACTGGCGCAGGGTCTTGGCATGGGCGAGGGCATGGCTGACAGGCTCAAAAGAGATGTTTACGGCCTTGGAATCGCCGCATCTACGTTAGCGCCAACAATCGCTCCAAGGCCGCGTGGCAAATCAAACAAGGCTCTTGTTATTGAAGCACAGAAAGATAAGGTCAAGTCTCCAGTCGCTAAGCAGAAGCTTGATGAGGATCTGGAGCTTGAAGCGATTGATGATGCCTTGAAAGACGCATATATGGATCTCGACGAAACGCTGTCCATTCAGTCTGTTGATGACATAGCTATTACTGCTGATGAATTTGGTGATGTGTTTAGTAACAACTTTGCATTGGCAAGAGGTGCTGGCAAAAACCGTGGGGAATCTATAGCTGATGCTGTTAAGATGACTCAGGATGATTTTAATGTTGTTATTGACCGCCCGATACAGGACAAAATATTTGCTCGCCTTGATGATGACTATGATTTTGGTGTAAAAAGAGAATTAAACCGCCGTGAGAAAGCAGCGGCAAACAAGGCCGCATTAGAAACTGAACTGGCTAAAGCCAGAAATGTTAACAATCCAATGCGTACAGTTAACATTGAAGACGCTACGCGGATGCAGAACGAAATTAGTGGCATGGGCATACCGCAACCAACGCCGCAGAAGCCAGCGCTTACTGTTATTGAAGGCGGAAAGGATTAAAGATGGCTGTTGAAAAAGGAATAGGTGCAGGCGGAGACGCTATGACACCGCAGGAACAAGCAGAAATTGATGTAGTTGATTTTCCTGCACAGCCCGGCATTGCTGAGATGGAAGACGGTTCAGCCATCGTTGGTGAGTTGATGGCAGAAGAGACGATGATGGCACAGGATGTGCCATTTGACGCTAACCTTGCAGAATTTATTGATGACTCTGATCTTTCTGTAATTTCATCTGATCTTGTGGGAGAGATTGAAGATGACATGTCGTCACGCCAAGATTGGGAAGACACATACAAGCGCGGCATTGATCTTCTAGGCATGAACTATGAGGAGCGCAGTCAGCCGTTTGAAGGCGCGTCTGGCGTTGTGCATCCACTGCTTGCTGAGTCTGTTACACAGTTCCAAGCGCAGGCTTATCGTGAAATGCTTCCTGCTGGCGGCCCTGTTCGCACACAGGTAGTTGGCGCTGATACGCCTGAAACATCACAGCAGGCACAGCGCGTAAAAGACTACATGAATTACATGATCACCTACGAAATGGAAGAGTATGATCCAGAAACGGATCAGATGCTGTTTTATTTACCGATCATTGGTTCAACCTTTAAAAAGATTTACTTTGATCCTTTGTTGCAACGCGCAGTTAGTAAGTTTGTGCATGCAGAAGACTTAGTTGTGCCGTACAGCGCGACTGATCTTTTAACATCACCGCGTATTACTCATGTAATCCGCATGGACAAAAACGAAGTTTTAAAGCTTCAGCTTGCTGGCTTTTATAAAAGCACAGATCTTCCTTCTGGTTATGATGCAGAAGACTACAGTGAAGTTCAGGAATCAATTGACAAGGCGCAAGGCGTACAATTGTCTGGCTCTGGTTCTGAGGAAGTGACTCTGTACGAAGTTCACACTTCTCTGGACATTCCGGGCTTTGAAGATATGGACACCGAGGGTGAGCCGAGTGGCCTGAAACTACCATATGTTGTGACCATCATGGAGTCCACAGGCGAGATCTTGTCTGTGCGTCGCAACTATGATGAGCAAGACCTTCTGATGCGCCGCAAAGCATATTTTGTGCATTACAAGTTTTTACCTGGGCTTGGCTTCTACGGCTTTGGTTTGACGCACATGATTGGTGGGTTGTCACAGGCATCTACCAGCATTATGCGTCAGTTAATTGATGCTGGTACGCTGTCTAACCTTCCTGCTGGATTTAAGGCGCGTGGCGCTCGTATTCGTGACGAAGATGAGCCACTACAGCCCGGTGAGTTCCGCGATATTGATGCAGCTGGCATGGATATTCGTCAGTCAATTATGACACTGCCGTTTAAAGAGCCTTCAGCGACTCTGTATAGCCTTTTAGGGTCGCTTGTGGACGCGGGACGCCGCTTTGCGTCTATGGCGGACATGAAGGTAGGTGAGATGGGCGGAGAGACGCCTGTAGGCACTACAATGGCGATTATGGAGCGCGGCACAAAAGTGATGAGCGCTATTCATAAGCGCTTACATTACTCACAAAAGCAGGAATTTAAGCTTCTTGCTAACGTGTTCGCCAGATTCATGGCTCCTGCATACCCATATGCTGTACCGGGCGCACCGCCTGAGATAAAGCAGATGGATTTTGACGAAAGAATTGACGTTCTACCTGTATCTGATCCCAACATCTTTTCTATGTCACAGCGAATTGCTTTGGCACAGACACAGTTGCAGCTTGTTCAGTCCAATCCAGAGATTCATGGCGGCCCGAAAGGTTTGTATTCAGCATATCGCAAGATGTATGAGGCGCTTGGCGTTACTAACATTGACACGATCCTGCCTGCTCCGCCAGAGCCACAGCCGATGAACCCTGCGAAGGAAAATCAAGAGGCTTTGCGTAACCAAAGACTGCAAGCGTTTCCGCAACAGAACCATCAGGCGCATATTGAGGCTCATTTGGCGATGCTTTCTACGCCAGTCGCACAGGCAAACGCTAATATTGTTATGACACTGCAAGGTCATATTTCAGAACATATTGGAATGATGGCTGAAATGCAGGCACAGCAAGAGGTTATGGAGCAAATGGCTCCAGAGGCGCAGATGATGGCGCAACAAAATCCACAGATGATGCAACAAGTTCAGATGGAGATTGAAAACCGAGCCGCAGAGCTGGCTGGTGAGCTTACTGAACAATATGCACAAGCAGTTGCTCCTGCTGATACAACTGATCCGTTGGTAGCAATCAGGCAGCAGGAGCTTTCCTTACGCGGCGCAGAAATACAGGAACGTGCGCGGCAGTTTGAAGAAAAGCAACAATTGGAGCGCGAAAAAGAGCGCAACGATGTTCTTGTCAATCAACAGCGCATTGATCTCAGCGAGGAAGCAAACCAAGAGAAGGTTCGTGTAGCTGAAGAGCGCATTCAGACCCAGCGTGATATCGCTGCGGCAAACTTACGGAGTAAAATGCAATGAGCGCCAGTTCAATAAACAGAAAAGTGGCTGAAGTCGAAAAGGCCAAAAAGGTGGAGCGTAGAAATGCCATTGAAAAAAGGAACCAGCCAGTCAACGATAAGCCAAAACATATCGAAGCTGAGATCAGAAGGGTACCCGCAGAGACAAGCTTTAGCGATAGCCCTGTCGTCAGCCAAGAAGTCCAAGAAAAAAAGCCCGTTGAAAAAAAAAGCGTCTTCAAAAAAAAGAAAGCCGCGAAAAAAGGCTGAAGGCGGCGTAATTAAGTCGTTTTCGCCTATTGCTAGGCCGCAAAGGTTCCAAGGAGTGTTTTGATGAGTGGGAAAAAAGATACACCGCCTCTAAAAGACGTTCTTGCTGGCCTTGAAGATGAGCAGCTAGAGGCTTTGAAAGAAGCTATTAAAGCAGGAAAGAAAGGATACACTTATGATCACAAAACTGGTCAATATGGGTTCAAAATGTCTAAGGGTGGCCTTGTTGCCCGTGGCATGGGCGCTGTCATGCGTAACAAGCCTTTTAAAATACGTTGAGGATTGGTTGGACAAAATCATTGAAAGGGATCTTGGTAAGTGACGGTTGATAAGTTCCTTGAGTGGAAAATATTACCAAGATTTATGATGCTGATGAGTACAGCCATGTCGTGGCGGTGCGCTGAGTGGTTTATGGAATTGCCAGATCCTACAGCGAGTCAGAGTGCTTTCGTTTCTGTCGTGATGGGCGTTATGACAGGTGTTTTTGGTATATGGATGGGGCATGAGCATAAGCCAGCCCTTGCGAAGGAAAAATGAAAACAGTGTGGGTAATGGTGTGTTTCTTTGTAAATTCACCAACTGATATTTTGATTGAAACAAGGTCGCAACATGAAACTATTTCTAAGTGTCATGTTGCCAGTACGTTGCATGGATTTGACAATGATGACCCTAATGAGTGTGTTTGTGTACAAGCACGACAAAAATAATGTTTAAGGTTATTGTTTTAGCTTGTAGTGTTGCTTTTCCAACAGATTGTTGGGAGTATCACGACACAAGAGGCCCATATGAAAGTATGGAAAGATGTACGAAACGGGCTTATAAGATGGGCAATGACATAGCAACAATACATGAGGGCCGCATTATGCCCCGAAAATTTCGTTGCGTACCGTTAAAAGGGACACAGTTATGATAAAATGGCTAAAAAGTTTGTGGGTGAATTGTTCTGTTGATGTGTCACAGCATCGTCAGCATACAACCAAGTACGAAGATTTGTGTATGTGATGACAAAGGTTGAAAGAGAAGTAGCTGCCAGAATGAATGACGGCACCGAGATTACAATACCTTTGCGTAATCTCATATCGATGATAGCTGCCGCAAGCATTGCTACTTGGGCGTACTTTGGGCTAACTGAGCGTATTAGTTTTTTGGAACATAATCTTGAACTGACTATGCAGGAGGTTGAAGAGAACGATGATTGGATTGATAACTTTCAGCCGCCAAAAACTGTGCAGGATACAGTGAGAAGGGTGCATGAGTTAGAATTAGAAATAGCTAGGCTTAAACTGCTGTTGGAAAATAAACAATGATACAGGCTCTGATTGGCCCAGTCACTGGGATACTAGACAAGTTTATTGAAGACAAAGACCAAAAGAACAAGTTGGCTCATGAAATCGCCACTATGGCGGAAAAACAGATGCACGAAGCCAACATGGGGCAAATCGAAATCAATAAGGCCGAGGCTCAGCACAGAAGCATATTTGTGGCAGGCTGGCGTCCTTTTCTCGGCTGGGGTTTGGCGTTTGCCATGATATGGCACTTTGTATTAGCGCCTATGATTATATTTGGTTTTGCATACGCTGGCATGGAAGCGCCACGGTTGCCTGCATTTGACATGGACAGCTTAATGACTGTCTTGTTGGGAATGCTTGGTTTAGGCGGTCTTAGGACTGTAGAAAAAGTTAAGGGCTTGACAAAGTAATGGATGGACTACAATTAGCTGAGTATCTTTTGAAGGACATACGCCAACATAAGGCTGATTTAACGCAGCGTTTGGCGGATGGTTCGATAGGCGGCATGGACGACTATCGGTTCATAGTGGGGCAGATACGCGGAATGACCTACTCTGAAGATTTGATCAAATCCGCGATGAAAGGCGTAGAGCTAGAGAATGGCTAAAAAACTATTCGTCCCTGAGAGGATGGCTAAGAAACCTGAAGTCAGCGAAGTACCAGCGGCTATCAAAAAAGGTTTTAATCAACCCGAAGACTCAAATCAAAAAAACACCGAAGACCCATCACAGATGGATCTTTCTGCTATTGAGCGATTGCCGCAACCTGTTGGTTATCGCTTGCTTGTTATTCCTTATTACATGAAACAGAAGTCGGCTGGAGGAATCATTATTCCTGATTCAGTTCGTGAGCGTGAGAGCTTTGCAACTGTTGCCGCTTATGTAGTTAAAGTCGGCCCTGACGCATATATGGATGCTAACAAGTTTCCTTCAGGAGCGTGGTGCCATGAGAAATCATGGGTGTTAATGGGAAGATACGCAGGTAATAGGTTCAAAGTTGATGGTTTAGAGGTAAGACTTATCAATGACGACAATATTATAGCAACAATACTTGACCCAGCAGATATTTCATATGTATAGTGTGGGAGACATGAGCATGAACGAAAATCAAGAAGCAATGGCAGAAGATCAGCAGGAAACTGTGTCTTTTGATTTTGACGATGACAACAATGTTGCATCGCCTGAAGACCTTTCCGCATCTTCCGAAAAAGAAGAAAACCGAACAATTGTTCGTGATTCTGAAAACAGCGCTGACGAAGATGAGCTAGAAAACTATAGTGACAATGTTCAAAAGCGCATTAATCAGTTAACAGCAAAGCGTAAGCAGGCCATCGAGGAAGCCGAGGCTGCTTACGCCTATGCTCAACAGGTGCAGCAACAGAACGAGGAGATGAAGAAAAAGCTCTCCGATCTGGATAAAGGCTACATCAGTGAGTATGGGTCAAGAATTGAAAGCCAAGGTCAAGCGGCTCAACGCATGTTGCAGGAAGCATACGATGCTGGCGACATGGGTAAAGTTGCAGAGGCTCAAAAGGTTATTGCAAAGCTTGCCATCGAAGAGGAGCGGTTACGCATTCAGAAGGCTCGCTCTGAGTCGGTTGAAGCAGAGCAACCGCAGCCACAGCAGGTTCAGCAACCGCAACGGCAGCCTGAGTACGATCAAAAGCTTGTAAATTGGATGGGAAAAAACCCTTGGTTTGGCAACAACGGCGATATTGTTATGACCCGTGGCGCACAAGCCATCCACGAGCAACTTGTTGCTGGTGAAGGTTTTGACCCAACAACAGATGAATATTATGCGGAAATTGACAAGCGTATGCGTCAAGAGTTTCCGCACAAGTTTCAGGGGAAGCGGCAAAACGCCCAAGCCGTTACTCCTGCGTCCAGCGGACGGTCAGCTACCAAAAGTGGGCGGAAAAAGACGGTGGAATTAACGCCGGGTCAAGTGGCTTTTGCCAAGAAAATGAAAATTCCTCTGGAACGGTATGCTCAAGAGGTCGCTAAACTGGAAAGGAAGGAAGCGTAATGTCTGATCGTGCAAGCCGGGATTCGCAAACCCGTGAAAATCAAGCGAGAGTAGCAGATTGGCGTCCAGCTTCAACCCTTGAGGCTCCAGAAGCACCTGTTGGTTATAAGCATCGTTGGATTCGTGAGTCAGTCATGGAATATGATGACCGCAACAACGTGCATAAGCGCCGCCGTGAAGGTTGGGAACTTGTTAGGGCAGAAGACTACCCTGACTTTGATGCCCCCGTCATTGATGAGGGAAAGAACGCTGGCGTGATTGGTGTTGGTGGTCTGGTTCTAGCCAGAATGCCAGAAGAAATCGCGGATCAACGTAACTCTCATTATCAGAATGTTACAAACAATCAAATGGAAGCTGTGGATAGAGACTGGATGAGAGAATCAAACGCCTCTATGCCAAAGCTTAAACCGCAACGTAGCTCCTCTGTGTCCTTTGGTGGACCCAAAGGGGTAGCTGACAATTAGGAGAATAAGAGATGGCGAATAAAGACGCATCTTTTGGCTTGCGCCTTCATAGCGCAGGCGGCGGCTCCGCTCTTGCTCATATGCAAAACAAGTATCGTATTGCTTCTAGCTATTCGACTGCAATTTTCCAAGGTGATCTTGTAGAAGTTCTCACCGCTGGTACAATTGGTCGTAAAGCTGCTGGCGAAACAGATCCAGTTTTGGGTGTGTTCAACGGGTGCCGTTATACTGACCCTACCACTGGTAAGGAAACTTTCTCAAACCACTACCCGGGTTCGATTGCCGCTTCAGACATTGAAGCGTTTGTTATTGACGCCCCGCATGCCAAGTTTGAGATACAGGCCGATGACACATTCCCCGTCGCCGACCTATTCGGAAACTTTGACATTGTAGACACAAATTCAGGTAACAGTGATTCAGGAATTTCTGGAACTGAGCTTGATGTCACAACTGGCGCGACTACCGCTGGCTTACCTCTCAAGGCCATGGACATTTCCACTGACCCTGAGAACAGCGATGTAGCTTCTGCCAACACCAATGTCATTGTCATCATCAACAATCACCTGTACTCAGGTGGTACTGCTGGCTTGGCATAAGGAGGCTGAATAATGGCTATTTCTCGCGCACAACTAGCGAAAGAGCTAGAACCCGGCCTCAACGCCCTGTTTGGTATGGAGTATGACCGTTACGATGCGGAGCATGCAGAGATCTACGAAACAGAATCTTCAGATCGTGCATTTGAAGAAGAGGTAATGTTGGTCGGTTTTGGTAACGCCCAAACTAAAGCAGAGGGCGCTGCTGTTAACTTTGACAACGCTTCAGAAGCTTACACAGCACGTTATTCGCATGAGACAATCACTCTTGCGTTTGCGTTGACTGAGGAAGCAATGGAAGACAACCTGTATGATCGTCTGGGCGCACGGTACACCCGCGCACTCGCACGTTCAATGGCACACACCAAGCAGGTAAAAGCTGCTGCAACTCTGAACAACGCCTTTAACAGCTCGTTTGCTGGTGGCGATGGTAAAGAGCTTTGTGCAGCTGATCACCCACTTGCTGGTGGCGGTACTTTCCGCAATGAGCCATCAACTGCTGCTGACCTTAACGAAACATCGCTTGAGAATGCCTTGATTGACATCTCAACATTCGTTGATGAGCGGAACTTGATCATTGCCCTGCGTGGCATGAAGTTGATCATTCCACCACAGCTTCAGTTTGTTGCTGATCGTCTGCTTGAGTCCACACTCCGCGTTGGCACAGCCGACAACGATGTGAACGCAATTCGCAACATGGGCATGCTGCCAGAGGGTTACACTGTTAACCACTTCCTGACAGACCCAGATGCGTTCTTCATCAAGACAGACGCTCCAAATGGCTTCAAGCACTTTGAGCGTGCGCCTTTGGCGACCAACATGGAAGCTGACTTTGATTCAGGCAACATGCGCTTTAAGGCTCGTGAGCGTTACAGCTTCGGCTATAGCGACCCACGCGCTGTGTTCGGTTCACCGGGCGCATAAAGCGAATAATTGTACTAAAGGGCGGCTTTCATGCCGCCCTTTTTTGTTGTATAGTGTTTTTATCCCTGACAGTCGCATGGTGCGGCTGACACTAGCCACGACAGGAGATCTAAATGGCTCGTTCAACTTTCTCAGGTCCCGTCAAGTCTGACGCGGCTTTTATCTACCCCGTTGTAGCAACTGCTGATTTACCAACCGCTGCTGCCGCTAACGAGGGTACAGTTTACATTGTTAATGACAACGGCGCTGGCGATAACGAGTATTGCTTAGTTATCAGCACAGGCTCTGCTTGGGTTACCGCTGTAGGCGCTGCACTATCTTAATAGGAGGCTAACATGGCAGGTCCAGTAAAAGCCTTTAATCATGCTCAAGGAGCCAGTGCGGCGGTTGTAGGCCCCGCTCGTTCTCGCATACGTCAGGTTATTATATATGCCGCAGCAGCAGGTGCGTTTACCATAAAAAATGGTAGCGCCTCTGGTGAAACATTGCTTCAGCAAAGTTTTGGCGCTGGATTGCATCATTTGAACATTCCTGATGATGGAATTCTTGCTACAGATGGCGCGTATATTTCTGCGTTCACTGGCTCAAGCAATATATTAACTATATTTCTGTCATAAAATGGCTGGTAACGAGGTAAAATCAAAGCATATCCACGCTTCTGCAAGCCTCTTGTCAGGTCGAGGCCGGTTGATGGGTTTAGTCGTTACTCATAAAACTGGTGCGTCTGGAAATATAATTATATATGATAACAATGCCGCAAGTGGCAATGTTTTAATAGAAGTTGATGAAAGTGTTGCTGGTACGTTTGATGTAGTTTTTCCCGGTGACGGAATCTTATATGAAACAGGAGTTCATGCGGCTCTGCCAGCAAACACTTCATTAACTATTTTTTATCAGCAAGGTTAATCATGGCTCGTAAAAAAGAAAAGCCGATACGAAAAACCACTGGTAAAGGTGGTAATTATCGCAAAACCAAGTCAGGCGCTGGAATGACAGCCAAGGGAGTTGCCGCATATCGCCGCAAGAACCCCGGAAGCAAGCTTAAAACTGCTGTTACAGGAAAAGTAAAAAAGGGCAGCAAAGATGCAAAGCGCCGTAAGTCATTTTGCGCTCGCTCAGCAGGTCAAATGAAAAAGTTTCCAAAGGCAGCAAAAGATCCAAATAGCCGTCTAAGGCAGGCCAGACGGAGGTGGAAATGCTAAATATATTTGTCACAGCTATACTGGGTTTTGTAGCGTGGATTTCAATGTCAATTGTCGATCTAAAAACAGACACAGCTATAATAAATCAAAAGGTCAGTGAGAACCACAAGATGCTAAGTGTTTTGTGGGATGATTTCTTGGAGAAAAAACATGGCGATCTCGCGTGGTCAGATAAGCCGTCAAGTTTCAAAATCAAGGAGTAGTAAAGTGCCAAAAGACGCATGTTATAAAAAAGTTAAAGCTCGTTACAGGGTTTTTCCAAGCGCCTACGCATCAGGTGCTATTGCTAAATGTCGTAAAGTGGGAGCCAAAAACTGGGGAACAAAATCAAAAAGCAAGAAAGGAGGCAGCAAGGGCAGGGCTACTAAAAAGCGGTAATGGTAGTAGCTGAAGTTCTTACGGGGATAGCTCTTGTTCAAAAATCTGTTGAATTTATAAAAAATAATATAAATACAGCAAAAGATATAGGATCTATAGCAGGACAAATTGATGACCTTTTTCGCGGCGAAAAGGAAGTTCAACAAGCAAGAAACAAAAAGGCTGGGGGCGGCTTAGGTAATCAGTTTGGTGTAGACACTGTTGCTAAAGAAGTTATTGACGCCAAAATTGCGGCAGAAAAACTGCAAGAAGTAGCCACAATGGTTGACATGAGATTTGGTCATGGAACTTGGGCTGGCATTCTTGCAGAAAGAGCCAAAAGAATACAAGCGGCGAAAGAGGCAGAAGCCGAAGCAAGGCGGCAAAAAATAAAAGAGGCCAAAGAATTTGAAGAAATGATGAAGCAAATTCTGCTAGTTGGCGCAGTTGTTCTGATGGCATTTGGAAGCTTTGTTTTATTGTTCACTGTGGTTATGTAAGTTGGAAAGCGCATGGCAGTACGAAAAACTAAAAAGGGCGCAGCTCTCAAGCGTTGGTTCAAAGAGGACTGGAAAGATGTCCGCACGGGGAAAGCGTGTGGGCGTCGCAAGGGTGAAAAACGGGGTACTCCATATTGTCGCCCCAGCAAGCGTGTGTCTTCTAAGACCCCTAAAACTGCCGGAGAGATGACAGCGGCAGAAAAGCGTAGTAGAATATCGCAAAAGAAGCGTATTGGTCAGCCAGCGGGCAAGCCAAGGCGCGTTAAGTCGCTAAGAAGGAAAAAATAAATGGCTGTTTCAGGCTCTTTTAACTTTGAACTTGATGTATCTGATTACATTGAAGAAGCATTTGAGCGTTGCGGCTTAGAGGTTAGAACTGGTTATGACTTAAAGACAGCTAGGCGCTCATTGAATTTAATGTTTGCTGATTGGGCAAACCGTGGGTTAAATCAGTGGACTATTGAACAGCGCACCTTAACAGTCACTCAAGGCACATCTAGTTACAATTTGGGAACTGATGTGATTGATGTTCTTTCTGCTGTTATCCGTAGAAGCAACACTGATTACACATTAGATAGAATAAGCCGTGATCAGCACATATCTATTCCGTCAAAAACAACGCAATCTCGCTCAACTCAATATTTTATTGATCGCCAGATCAATCCAACAATGAAGCTTTGGCCTGTGCCAGAGAACAGCACAGATGTGATTGTCTACGATGTTTTGACGCGGATGGATGATGCTGACGATTATGTGAACACTGTTGATTTGCCGTTCAGGTTTTACCCCTGTTTAGCGGCTGGGCTGGCTTATTACATTGCGATAAAAAAAGCTCCTGATAGAATACAAATGTTAAAAGCTATATACGATGAAGAGTTTGATCGCGCTCAAGCTGAAGACAGAGACAGAGCATCATTCAATGTTACACCTAATTTGCAATTTTACAGGGTTGTGTGATGGCTAGGTTTGCCGCTGGTAAAGATGCTTATGGCATATCTGACCGCTCTGGATTTCGTTACAGGCTTCGTGATATGCGAAAAGAGTGGAATGGGTTGTTAGTGGGTTATGACGAATGGGAGGCAAAACACCCGCAATTAGAGCCTATTAGACACTCTCCTGATGCAGAATCTTTGCGCGATCCAAGGCCAGACACTCGGGACGCTCCAGAGGTTGAGCATTTGCTGCCATTAAATGCGTTTCTTACTGGCGCGTTAGGCAGTTCTGTAATAACTGTAAACGAACCGTCTCATGGGCGCTCTACAAGTGATATAGTAAGATTCAGAAATGTCACACCTTTTGACGGATTTCTTTCGTCTGTAATCCAGGCCGCTGCGGGTTACTCCATAACAGTTTTGGATGAAAACAGATACACTTTTACCGCTAATTCTGGCGCAGCATCAGAAGGCAATAAACGAGGTGGCGGAGGTTTGGCGACATCCGGGCCTGTTACATTGGTGGCTTAAATGAGTTTTACATACGGCGAACTAAAAACAGCTATTCAAGATTTTACAGAAAACACGGAAACATCTTTCGTGAACAACTTGCCTGTGTTTATCCGTAGCTGTGAAGATAGAATATTTACGCTTGTTGATTTAGAGCTATTTCGCAAAAATGCTGTGTCAACGCTTACGGTGGGAGACCCATATCTAAACGTGCCGCTTGATTACTTAGCTCCTTTTTCACTGCAAATAACAACTACAAATTATAAAGAGTTCTTGTTATTTAAGGACGTGAATTATCTGCAAGAGTATTATAACACTGTGGGAAGTAACGAGACGCCAAAGTATTATGGTGTATTTGATGTGGACAACTTTATTTTAGCTCCCACACCAAACTTAGCCTATGATGTTGAATTACATTATTATTACCGTCCTGCAAGCATCACTGCTGGCCTTGATACCGAGAAAAGCTGGCTTAGTGATAACGCGCCAAACGTGTTACTTTACGGTTCTCTGGTAGAAGCGTATACTTACATGAAAGGCGAAGCGGATATGATGCAGCTTTATGAGCAGCGGTTCGCGCAGGAAATACAACGGTTGAAGGATTTGGCTGAAGCTAGAGAGAATAGCGATGCCTACAGGAGAGGTCTACCTGATAGGCCACGCACTTAACTAGGAGTAAAGAACGATGGCAACATCAAACGCAGCAACCACCTACCTAGAAAGAAGGGTTCTGGATTACATATTCAAGAACGACTCTCTTTCTTTTGCTTCGCCCGGCAACAGCATTTACGTTGGGCTGGCAACAGCAGTTAGCGCCGCTGAAAAAGGCAACTTGACCGAAGTTCAGGTTGACACAGACGATGCCAACTACACTCGTAAACAAGTAACAGCCGCTAACTGGAAGCAGTCAACCACCACTCTTGGGGTGAACTTAGCGCAGGCAGCTACAGAAATTCATCTGGTAGATGCGGAAGCATTTCCTACATCTGGCACAATTCAGATTGATGATGAGTTGATCTCATACACAGGCAAGGGCAGCACCGCCACTGCTGATGTAAACGGCGCACTATCATCATCCACTGCATTGGTTGTTGATGGTAACTCTGGAACAATCGCAGTTGGCATGGTTGTGACAGGCACAGGCATTAGTGGCACAGTTCGTGTGGCGACAGTTACAAACCAAAACACCCTTGTGCTGGACACTGCAATTACTGTGGCTAATGATGTGGCGCTTAACTTTGATGGCACAAACACCCTGACAGGTGGTGGTCGCGGTAACTCAAGCACAACTGACTATGCCCATACAGCAGGCGACACTGTTATCTCTGACGCACAGCGCGTGATTAACGATAACAACATCGAGTTTCCTGCCGCAGCGGGAACTGCCGCCAGCTATACAGTAACGCATGCCTTTGTCGCAGACGCAGACATTGCCACAGCAAATGTGAACGGTGCAACGTCATCCTCAACGGCTGTTACTCTGGACGGCAACGTAGGTACAGTCGCTGTTGGCGACATCGTTACAGGTGCAGGCATCACTGGTGCAACGAGCGGCGTGGTTCGTGTAGCAACAGTCACAAGCCAGACTAGCATTGCGTTGGATACCGCAGTGTCGCTTACGGACGATGCTGTACTGACCTTCGATGGCTCTAACCTTTTGTTCGTTGGCGCACTTGACGCAAGTAAGTCTGTGGCGGCTGGCGATATCTTCCGTATCAACGCGGGTAATCTAAGCATTGAGTTGAAGTAATGGCCCTAGTAATCAAGGACCGTGTAAAAGAAACGACAACCACGACAGGCACTGGCACGTTAACTCTTGCTGGTGCCTTTGCTGGATTTGATTCGTTTGCTGAAATAGGTAATGGCAACACCACCTACTATTCATGCACAGACGGCACGGACTTTGAGGTTGGTATTGGGACATACACGGCGTCAGGCACAACGCTCTCCAGAGACACTATTTTGGAAAGCACCGGCACAACAGCTACGGCAGACGTTAACGGTGCTGTGACGGCTTCTGCGAATGTGACGCTAGACGGCAACAGCGGGACTATTGCTGTTGGCATGCGTGTTAGAGGCACGGGCATCAGTGGAGTGGTCACAGTAGCTACTGTAACTACTCAAAGCGCCATCGTACTGAATACGGCTGTTACACTCGCGGATGATACCGCGCTTACATTCGGCGATGGTAAGATCAACTGGAGCGCTGGAACGAGAACAGTGTTCTGTACTATGCCAGCAGAGAAGATGATATATAATGATGCCAGCGGCACTGCTGTAAACTTTACAGAACAAGATCCGCAAGCGCTGGCTTTTGCAATTGCGTTAGGATAAAGACATGGCAAACTCGTTTAAGACAGTCACAGACACAGCGGTGGGTACGAGTGCTGCCACAATCTACACCTGCCCAGCTTCCACAGAAACAACCATCATCGGCCTGAACGTGGCTAACATCCTGACATCTACAATCACTGTGGATGTTCAGTTAGAAAACAATGATGGCGACAATGTGTATATCGTAAAGGACGCAATTGTCCCT